TCGGCCTCGAAACGGCGCAGCACTTCATCGCGGATCTGGCGGTCCATTTCTTTCATTGGGCCGGCCCCCAGACGAACTCGTGCATTTCTTCTCGCAGCGCCTTGTGTTCGTCGCAGGTGATCACGTCGCACTCCAGCAGGGCGCCAAGGTAGCCGCCCAGGCGGCAGCTCTCGCGATACCTCTTCTCGTGGTCGGGCGCCTCGATCAGATCGGCCAAATACCGCTTGAATATGTACCGCGCTGGATCGGCCGCCAGCGCCTCACAGGCCGGCATCGGATGGGTGCTCATGCGCGCACCCCCTGCTGCCTGAGCTGCTTGACCAGCTCGCGTGCGGTGCGGTTGATGCCGGCGATGTGCGGGTGGTCCGCCAGGATCTTCGGCGCGCGGAAGCCGGTCGGCGTGTAGCGGTAGCGGTCGTCGTACCAGCAGGCCGCCATCAGCTGCTCGTACTGGCTGGTCAGCCAGCGCAGGTAGGCCTCGGCCTGGGCCGGGTCGAGGCTGATTTGAATGGAAACGTGAGTCATAGGGGCCACCGTCAGGGCGCAACTTCCCCCTACCCGCTCACAGGCGGGCATGGGAATGGGTCAATTCAAGGAGTGATCAGTGCGTGGCTGCTGCAGCCGGCAGAGCCGCGGGCGGCTGCAGGCGCGCCGGCAGATGGCGAAGGGGGATCAATACCGCCTCGCCCGAAAAAAAATTCACCAGGGCGACGCGGGTCTCGTCCCGGATGCCGTAGTCGATGCCGATCACCGGACGCTTGAGGCACTCCAGCTCGCTCATGGCCAGGTGCACCAGGCGGTCGGCCATGAACGCCGGCACATCGAGCGCGTTGACCAGGTAGCCGACGGCGCGCTCGAACAGGTGGCCATCGTCGGTCAGGTGCTCGCCCTGGTGGCGCTGCAAAAAGGTCAGCGCGGCGCGCTGCATGCTGGCCCGGTACTCCTGGGCGTCGTGTAGGGTCGTGACGTTCATGCGGTGGCTACCTCCGGTTCCATGTGGTCGAGCATGTCGAGCTGGTCTGTTTTCGGTTTGCTGTCGCGCAGGGCCTGCATACGTGCGACTGACGGGGCCAGCGGTAGCCGCACCCGCGGCCGGTCCAGGCCGGATGGGCTCAGCTCGTGGTCCCACGTCAGCGACCCGGTGTAGGTCGCGCCGCAGGCGATGTTCAGGCACTGCGCGTACATCGTCTTGAACGTCGGCGTTTGCGCCTCGCTGTTACGGATGCGCATGCGCTGCCCGCAGGCTGGGCATAGGCATTTGTATCCGCCGTTGTTGGCTACGCTCACGGGTTCCCCTCCCCAATTCCGTGCCGTGCTTACGGCTGCTGGCTGTGCAGCACGATGACTGCGTTGATTTCCTCATGGCGGGCAGCCATGTGGCGGTGGTGCGCGGCGAGGATGACCTTGCGTTCCTCCTCGTCGATGTGGCCGTTGTCCAGCGCTTCGCAGAGGATCTGGTCTACCGCGCCGCGCAGCACGGCGGTGCGCATCGAACGCTCATAGAGCGCCAGGTTGTCCAGGTCGCCCGGGTTGGCATCCGGTACGAACACGCCGCCGTACATTGCAGCGACATAGTCTGGAAAGTGCGTGGTGCCGGCCTGCTGCTCGAGCAGGTGGATCTGCTCGTCCGAGAGCGGCTTGCTGCCGGCGTTCTCGTAGAGGTGGTTGTCGAACTTCTTGACGTCCATGCCCAGGCGCGCTGCGGCGCATTCGCGGCCGCCCGGGTAGGCGCACACCACGGCACTCATCATCTGGCGGCGGGTTTCTAGGATCGGGCGCTTCATGTTCTTGTTTCTCGCTGGGCCAGGTGCCATTACTGTGAAATCACAGCGCCGATATCGCTGGCGCGGCGCCCGTACTGGTCGGGCACATCCGCCACGCCTTCCTTGATGCCCAGCAGCACGGCGGCGCGATGCGACTCGCCGCGGGTGCCCTTCTTCTTGCCGGAAAGCACCTGGTAGCAGGTGAACGGGTCGAGGCCATGCTCGCGGGCAAATTCCTGGACGGTCTTGCCCTGTTTGGCGAGCCATTCCTTCGCTTGTTTGGGGGTGCGTGTGGCTGGCATGATTCAAAACCATTCAAATGCGTTCAATGTGGCGACAGATTACCACCCGAATGAGTGGTGTCAACGGGAATTTCTATCCAAATGAGTGGTCTTGGCGAACGACTGCGCGAAGAAAGGAAGCGGCTGGGCCTCTCACAAGCGGATTTCGGTGCACTCGGTGGCGTGAAGGCGAACGCCCAGGGCAAGTACGAAGCCGGGGAGCGCAGCCCAGATGCTGAGTATCTGACCGGCCTGTCGGCGGCCGGCGTTGACGTGCTGTACCTGCTCACGGGCCAGCGCACGCCGGTAACGGCTGCGGGGCTCGCCGCCGACGAGAGTGAGGTGCTGAATCACTACCGCTCGATGCCCGACGATGACCGTGCCGCAGTGCGGCGTTTGACCACGGCGCTGGCAGAGTCAGCGGGACGGTACGAAACAAGTAAATAGCGGCGGACTCACTCACCGCTGAGTGACATGACAAGGAGAGCACCATGGCAGCAGCAATCGACCTCGACGACAGCCCCCGCGATTTCGGCGATCGCCTCCTCGAGGAGCGCAAGCGCCTCGGGTTACAGGTGCACGAGCTGGCGCACCTCGCCGGCCAGACGGACTACATGCAGAAGCGCTTTGAAAACGGCACCTCGGTGATGCCGATCGACTACCTGCAGGCGCTGGCCGCAAACAGCGAAGTTGATGTGTTCTACATCATCACCGGCATTCGCAGCCACTGACACCACCCACACAAGGACGTAACCCATGCGCAAGATCCTGCTCGGCCTGCTGCTGGCCAGCCCCCTCGCCCTCGCCGCTCCGCCCAAGCTGATCGACGCTGAAACCTATGGCGAAGACTGGCCGTTCACCTTCGACGAAGGGCACCTGCATTGCTTTGCCGGGCAGGCGGTGGCGGTTAGCGATGCCGAGAGCGGCCGTATGTATGCGCTCAACGGTCAGGCAAAAGCCAAGGCCGGCGCGCTTGGCCTGGAGCCGCTGGCCGCCGTGTGGCGCGATGACCCGGCAATCAAGGGGGCGAAGGTGTCGGTCGGCCAGGTGCTCGAGGATGGCCTTGCACGCTGCCGATGACCCTGCTGGGCCTGTGCGAATTGTTGACGCGTTGGCAAAACGTCATCCCTCCTATACTGTATGGCCATACAGTATTTGCGTATGGAGTTCGCGCATGTTGTCGAGTCAGAAGGAAGTCCGTCAGCTGGCCCCGGAAGTGCAGCAGGAGGTGGTTGCGCTGACCCAGACGGAACGGATGCTGTTGCGCTGGTACCGCCAGTGCACCCCCGAAGACCGCGCGCATGCGGTGCGCTTCGTCTCGGCGCTGGCCGAGACCGGCCAGAAACACTGAAGGCGCCGCGGGACGCCTTCCTGCGCCTCATGAGCGCCGCTTGCGCGGGCGCCCCATTCGCCCTTTGATGCCCAGCTGAGCGGCCTTGTTGCGCACCGCCTGCGCGCTTCTCCCGAGCCGCTCTGCCAATGCGACCGCGCCTACCTGCTCGTAGTCTCTGGCGACCACTTCAAGCTCCTCGGCGCTGAACGGCCGCCGGGGCTCATTGAACGGCAGCCCCATCTGTCGCGCCTTGAAGTCCACCGCGACAGGGGTGCGCTGCAGCAGGGCGGCAATCTGCGAAATGGGCTTCTTCCCCCAGCAATCGCGAATCAGGGCCTCTTCTTCAGGCGTGTAGCGGGGCATGCTCGGCAGTTGCTCGAGCAGCCGGAACACCAGCAGCATCCGCCGCACGAGAGGCATTCTGCGGTGCGTTGCGGCAGCTGGCGACGTGCGCCAGGCCTCGAACACGTTGCGATTGACCATCGCCAGTTCGGCGGCGAGGTCGTTGCTCAGCGGCTTGTTCAGGTACCGCTCGGACCATTGCTTGAGTCCGTCCAGGAACAGGCCTTGGTCGACGCTGCGCAGCACTTCCGGGCTTGTTGAAAGCGCCCGCTGGTGCAGCCACTCATTGGCCATGTCACTGCGCCCCCTGGCTGCGCCACCAGCGCTCGACGGCCTCGATGACCGCCACTTCCTGGACGTAGGACAGCGCGGCGAGCTTCTGCTGCAGCGCGGCGGGGTCGACGTCCCATTTCTCGGCGAGGCCGTCCTCGACCGAATCCTCCCAGCCCATCGCCAGGCTGCCGCGGATCAGCTCGGCCGGCTCGCTCAGCGTGCCGTTGAGCATGTCGCGCAGGGCGTTCCACTCGGCTTCGCTGAACTGCTTCTCGATGCGCTCGCGGCGCAGGATCTCGGCGTAGCGGTCGCCGATGACGTTGACGCGCTTGCTGGTTGTGATGCCCGTCTCGTCGCCGGTCACGCCGATGATGGCGTCCAGCTGCGGGCCGATGTGAATGCCGGCTTTCTTGGCCATGGTGGTGCTCCAGGTGAGAGCCCCGGCGCTGGGCCGGGGCGGGGGCTTTAGTTGCCGTATTCCATGCCAAATTCGCGGATCGCCGCCAAGCGCTGCTTATGCCAGCGGCGGCATGCACGCTCGAAGGTTTCCGGTGTGGCAGAGATAGTGCTGCCCATGAAGTCGCCGCCTGCGCAGAGCTGTTTGCCCAGGGTGCCGGGCTTGCCGCTCGACTCGAGACGAACATAGCCGCCGCCATTGGGCATGAAAAACGAGATCTGGCCGTGAGCGCGGGAGTTGATAGTGAAGTTGGTCATGGTGTTTCCCTCTGTGCATGCCGTGGCGGTATGCCCGGCTTCTTCAGTGGCGGGTGCGTTGCGCGTCCCGTTGATGTGAATAATAGGTGCACCATTGGTGCACCGTCAAGCACTGATGGCAAATTTTCCTGCTCACATGCACATCGGCGCGTCGTCGCGCTCTTCCCACTCCTCGTCCACCAGTTCCCAGGTCGATAGCGGCCGCCGATACGGCGCCGGCTCGGCCGTGGGTTCGCTCAGGCGTTCGCTTGCTGCATCCGTTTCCATTCCCGCTCCACGGCGCGCTGGGCGCTGCTCTTTTCGGCGTACAGGTGCAGCAGCCGTTTGGGGCTGGCCTGGTCGCCTTCGGTGAGTTTCTTCTGCTCGCCGGTTTTCTCGTCGCGGTACCAGGCGAGCACGCCGGTGTAGTTGTCGGCGTCGGCCAGCTCGGCGATGTCGTCGGCGTCCGGCAGCTTGGATTCCAGCTCCAGGGCGGTGGTGTAGCTGTCCGGCGTGAATGAGTGCCGCACGTTGGCGCCGAGCCAGACCACGGCGTCGATGTCGGCCTTCACGCCGATCAGGCTGTAGGTGAGTTCAGGGATCAGGTCCGGGCGGCCCTTGGCCAGGGTGTAGCTGAGCGTGGCGGTGCCGCGCTGCAGGCGGGACCACTCGGCGCGGGCGGCGCGCAGGGCGGCCTCCTGGTCGGTGTAGGTGTGGCGCAGCTCCTTGAGGTTGTCGCCGCCGCCGGCGATGGCCTCCTTCTTCTCGGCGCTGTTGAGCTCGTAGTAATAGGCGCGCACGCCGCTGTAGCTGTCGCGGTCGGCCTGCAGGTAGCGGTGGTTGTCGCCGTCGGCGCGGGTGAGCGTGATGTGCGGCAGTGCGGCGCCGCTGGCGGTGGTGCTCTTGCCGGCCGGCATGAACAGCAGGCGCCCGGCCTTGATGCTGGCAATGGCGTCGAATTGCTGGCCGAGGCGGCTGAGCAGGTTGGCGTCGGATTCGTTGGCCTGGTCGACCTGGGCGAGCTGGATGACCGACAGCGCCGCGCTGATCACTGGGCTGAGCCCGTAGGCGGCGGCCACGGTCTGGACGATGGCGCCGAGCGTCTGCCCGCTCCAGCTGCGTTCCTTCTTCGCTTTGAGCCCCTCGCGCAGGTCGGCGCTGCGGGCGCGGATGGTGAGCATGTCCGGCGCGCCGCTGTGCTCGACCTCGTCCACGGTGTAGCTGCCCTTGTCCACCAGGCCGGTGTCATGCCAGCCGAGCCACAGGCGCACCACGGCGCCGCGTGGCGGGATGGCAAGCAGGCCGTCGTGGTCGCTGAGGCTGATGCTGAGCTGGTCGGCCTCCATGCCGCGGTTGTCGGTCAGCTCGATGCTGATGAGGCGCTGCTCGATGGCGCTGGTGATGTCCTGCCCGTTGACTACCACGCGGCAGATCGGCTGCGGGTAGGCGGTGGCGTCGCGGTACTTGTCCGCGGCCTGCTGGGCGTAGCCCTTGGCCTGGTCGAGCAGGCCCTTGCCCTGGGTGAGCAGTTCCTCGATCACAGCAGCCTCCGCAGGAGGTTGCCGCCGGCGGCGATGGCGCTGCCGAGCAGATCCACCCGGCCATCGTCGATTCGTTTGAGCGAGAGGGTGAACTCGATGCGGCGCGCCTGGCCGTCGCGGAAGAACAGGGTGCGCGTCTCGCTCAGGCTCTCGATGACCCAGGTGCCGTAGATTTTCCCGGTGCCCTCCACCAGCGGCCAGGCCTTGCCGGTGTCGGCCATGGTGCGCAGGGCATCCAGACTCAGCTGGCTGCCAGCCAGCGCGGGCAGCAGCACGCCCGGCAGGGTGATGCTGTCATCACCGCGCCCCAGGTACTGCCGCGCCGGGTTGGTGCCGATGCGGTTGGTGGAGCCGTGGCGCCATTCCGTCTGGCGCTGGAATTCCTGGTAGGCCAGGGTCTCCAGGCTGAACACGAACATGCCGAGGGCCATCATCATGGTCTGCTACTCCTGGTCGAATAGGGATGAGCGGGCACGGGCGCCCTTCTCGCGCTCGATGCGCTCCAGCTCGGCGCGCACCATGCGCGCGATCGCGGCAGGGTCCATGCCGGGCGCGGCGGTGATGTTGACGTTGTAGGTGTTGCCACCTGCGCCTGCTGCGGCAGCCGGCGCGCGCGCCGCCAGCGGTGGGCGCGAGTCGAGCGGTACATCGGCGGCCAACGCGGTAGAGGCGCCCGACTCCATGCCGGCGAGCGCGGCGAACGGGTTGCCGGCGCTGGCCAGCGCGCTGCCGCCGGCATCGGCCAGGCCCTGGCCCACGCCTTCCATCGCCGCGAAGGGGTTGCCCTGCCCCTGCTCGAGGCCCACCGCGA